CATCTGTCCCATCAAATCGTAAATATGAATCTTGATTATATAATTGAAATAACCAGTTCTCTTTTATATTGCCTAAATAAGAAGCTCCAGAATAATTATCTGACGGACTTAAACTCATGCAAGTGTTCTCGCTCTTTCTATTTCAGGGATTAAAGTGTCTCTAACAAACGATTCCTCGCCAATTATATTGCCCCCAATGTTGATTGTGACACCGCCCATTCCCCCAGCTAAATTATCTTGTTGAGCTCGATTTAATATTAATTCTCCAGGTGTAAGCATAGCAGGAACCGTGTCTTGGTCTCCATACCCTTTTACTATACCACCTTTAGCAAATTGTTGAGCATCAATAGTTGCAACTTCCACCGCCCCTTTAGCAGCTATCAATGCAGCCAACACCCAATTAGGCAGGGCATCAGTAACCGCAACTGCAGTATTCATCACCGCTTCCGCTTTTTTAATACCTTTCATTTTCCTGGCAGCTTCAATATCTTTTAACCTAAATGTTTCTTTAATGTTTGCGATTGAAGCTTCTTTTTGTTCCTCAGTCATTTGAGAATTTAAAATCGCTTTTATTTGAGCGTTCATCTCATTATCTCTGAGCATTTTTTTATGAGCATCGAGTGAATTTGCAAACCCTACTCCAGCATCAAATGTTTGCTTCATTGTTGCTATTTTCTTTTTTTCAGCATCCGTTAATAATCTTATGGTTTTCTTGCTTTCTTCTAATTTGACTTTTTCGCCATCTATGTGTGTTTGTATTTCTTCTGCTTTGGTTTCTTTATTTAAAGCGGTTATTTCGTCTAAATATTCTAACCATATACCGCCAGAGGTTTCTGCAAATTCTTTAAAACTGGTGATTTCATCTTCTGCTGGTATAATAAAATCTCCTATTTTAGTTTCTTTTAATTTATCTAATAATGGGTCTACCTTAACTTTATCTAATAAATTAATGGTCGGTATATCATCAAATCCTAAAGCGGTTCCAACTGTGTTTAGTTTTTCTATTAAAAAATTAACACCTTCAATTAATCCATTGATAATTACAATGAAATTATTTTTAATTCTTTGCCCTATATGAGATAAAGAAACAGATAGAGGCTCCCAAATAATTGCAGCGACTTCCTTAACAAGTTTTAGCAAGTTTTCAAAAGCAACTAAAGCGGTGCTAGGTAATTTATTAATTGAATTAGTGAACCCCTTAAAAATGTTAATCCAATAATCTGGCAAATAATCAAAATAGGCTCTTATGGTTTTAATTAAAGCCCTTGAAAAAGCCTCTGTGTTTTTTAAAGCGTTTTTAAATGTTTGCGTAAAGTTAATACTTGATATTGATTCTGTGACGTTTTTAGCGAAGCCAGTTAAAGCATTAGTGACTACCCTAACAGTCGGTGCCAGTTTATCTCCTATGGTAACCCCCAAATCCCCGAAAGCACTATTCATTTGTAAAATTTTATCTCTTGTAGTTAATTGCTCTTCTCCTAATCCCGCAACTAATTTATCAGCGGCAGCAAGTGCTGCATTAGTAAAAGCCTGTTTTCGTTCTTGGTCTGTTAATTTATCAGCGGTTTTACCGAGACTTTTTGCATAATCTTCATTAGCTTTGTTAGCATCAAACATAATCCCTAAGTTGTCTAACATTAATTTAGATTGCCTACCTAAGCCAGTAACCATTGATTCTATACCAAAAGCGGTGTCTTTACCTAAAGCGGATGCCAATCTTTGTGCTTGGTCAAACATCTTCGCCATCTGTTCTTCGTTATCCGTGATTCCGAGCAACATTGCATTGTTAGCTTGTTGCATTAATTCCATAGAATCCATCGTGCCGTCTGTAGCCGTATTGAACTTATCAAAAGCTTGAGCAGAAAAACCTGAAGACTTAGCTAAATTATCAAAACCTCTACGCACACCTTCCATTTCGCTTGACAATCTTATAGCGGTCTGCATACCTCCTAATATAGCCCTAGCCCCAAAGAATGATGCCCCAGCAATAATGGCAGCTTTACCCATTTTTCCTATTGAGCCTTCTACCTTATTAAAAATTCCCTGGGCTTTTTTACCACCTTTGGTGTTTATATTGATGTTTACATTTTTCTTACTAGCCATTTTCTTTAGCCTTATGTGTATTAATATTATTAACTTCTGATTCTATTATTTTAAAACAGTCTAACCGCCACATATCTACAGAATCTAAATTATCAGCTAAGGGTACTTTATAATTTTTTACTATATTGTAATCTTCAATCATTTCCCAACACCAATCTGAAATAATTTCTGATGGTTCACAAAAAAATGGCATTTGATAATACAAACTTTGCCCAGAGCCAAACTTTTGGGTAGATTTTTCTGATAAAATTCTATTAATCTCATCATATATGTCTCCTTTCGTTTTGTATTCAACTCTTTTGCAAAGAGTAGGCGACTGAGCGGTATATGGGAGGAGTAGACCAGTATTTGGAAGTCCTAAAACGGAGAACCAAATTGCAGTTCTCAGTCGCCAATAGCGTTTCCCAACTCAAACCCCATGTAAGAAGCAATAATTTCGTTAAGGACTTCATCTTCTTGTAAAGCGGTAAGTCCTTTCAATTTTTCTTCTGCCCCTTTTTCTCCTCCAAAAGCTATGTCCGCAAACTCATCTGCTAGGTCGTGTAACTGACCTAAATCTGAATCTTGACTTGCTTCTTTAACTTTTTTATACAAGGTTCTACGTTGTTTTCTATTTATATCTTTACATTCAAATTGACCATGTTTAGTATCAACTATCATTTTACCTCCCGATTATTATTAAGTTGCTATTATTGTCACCAAGGCTCCTGAGCCGTCAGCGGTTGCCATAAATGGCAATTCTACAAAAACCCCACTATCTGTGTTTGCGTTTGTATGTCCAGTGTATTTAGCCGTAGGTATGTCAAAATCTATAGCAGAACCATCGCCCAAGCTGACATTTGCAGAAGTTCCTAATAGAAAATCTTCTGTGAGTATCTGAGCCACATTGTCATCTAATTTAACACTCATGCTTCCAGTTACAGATATTTGACCGCCTCGCATATACGCACAAGGTTCTGCGTCAATGCTGTTTACAGTTTCATACCCTACTCTAGTAGCAGGGTTTGATATTGTTAGTTCGAAATTGTTCATAACAACATCGTCCCCACCGATGCTAGAAGTGGTGCAATCAAAAAACCCTTTAGTCCAATTAGAAGCGGTGGCATCCGGAGATGTTGATTCCGCTCCAATCACAGGTTGATAACCTGAAAAGAATGTACCACTAGCAGTCAATCTACCGCCATTAGCAGCTGGATCTAAGCTAAGAGTTAATTCTTGCAATATAGCACTGTGCATCAACCTATCTTTATCTGCATCAGGAGAAGAAATTACTACACAAGCATATTCACCTGTACTAGCCCCCTGCTCATAAGCAACAGTTCCTTGATTCCCTGTCATAGCAACAGTTCCTGCTGGAGAATCATCTTCACTTACTAATTGCAACAAGGTTTGCAGTAAGGCTTCATTCTCAATTATTAAATTATCAAAAGACCAGGTAAATGTACCGCCTTTGTATATTTTAATATGATCCGTAGGTCTTAAAACCCTTTGTCCGACTCTTTCAACATCTGCGGCTTGAAACCCTGCCGAAAAATCAATATCATTAACTTCCGTCAATCTCATTTTATAAAGCGTTCCGCTCACATCATTTGTTCCTAGGGCATCCGATTGAATAGAGACATAGGCTTCAAATTGCTTACCGCTATATACTGTTTTATCTAAACCAGCCATTATTTAGCTCCTTTTTTATTTTCTGCCTTTACAATGTAGTTGCCTTCAACTAAGTGTTTGGGCGGTTTTTTTAGTTCAATAGCCTCTCCATTTTCAAGGGCTTCAGCATTTTTTTGACCAAGCCCTTGCCAATCATTTAAGGCTGAAAACGATTGGATGTTTTTTCCAATTACATATTTCATGTAACCTCCGTAGATGTGCAGTTAAAACTCATAACTGCGTTGATTAAGTCAGGGCTGTCCTCATCCCTATTGTACTCGATTGAATCAATGTTACCATCGTGCCATTTATAAACACTTGAAGGTGAATAAGCTGCATTATTATACACCAACCTTTTCACCCTCTCCGCAACATTAGATACTTGCTTTATTGAGTTTTTAGTGTATGTTCCCCCTAATTTTAATTGGTATGTAATTCCAACGCTGTAATTTCTAGATTGGAAATTATTACCGTAATCAATAATATTATCTGATTCGGGGATTAATAAAAAAGATTGATTGCCTTTATGCTCATCCATGTAAACAGGAACAGTAAATTCGTTCACAAGTAATCCTCGTAAAGCATCAACGATTCTATCATATATAATATTTTCAAAAGTTATAGCCATTATCTTCTGCTCATATGCATCCTTTTAATTGGCGTCATTCTTTGATCTAAGACACCGCTAATTTCTAATTCCCATTCGTCATTAGTCGTATATACTCCCGCAGAGAACCTGCAATACATATCATGCCCAACATCCTGCCAATAACAATCAATAGCATCTGCTGAAATTTTAGATTGAAGTTTTAAACCATTTTCACTTCTAACAAAAGTATTATAAGTCACACTTGTATTAGAACTGCCCTCTGTAACTGTTCCTCCGTTAGCAATAATAATTTTTATTTTATCCCAATTTGTACTCGGTGTGCCTTTTATATCCACAATGCCACCAGTAGTGTTAGCGTTGATTGCTATTTCTCTCAAAATGCCTCTTTTTTTGTATTCACTTTCACTAGAATATAAATGAACCTGCCCAGTCCTCAACATGTCTAGCCAACCAGTTCCCTGGTCGTTAATAGCCTGGCTTTTAATTTGTTCGGCTTTTTCTAAATCATAAGGTCTAACTAAAGATTCAACCGCCATAACCGCTGTGCTTCTTACAATTATTTCTGGATAATCATTACCTACAGCGTCAGATGTCCCCACTCCTTTGTTAGGGTAAATAGGGAAAGGGAGGTAACCCCTAATAAAATCACTAGCCCTCTTTACCGCTTCTGTTTTTAACGTGTCCCAATCTCTACTAGCTTCAAAAACCGCACTGTTTAAAGCCGATACAGAGCTAGAAGCTAAAAAGAACTGAAATGAATCAGTGCTGCTGGAATAATTATATTCATTATCAGCATTTGGGCTGTCTGTTACAGAGGTCATTTCGATTCCGTCTCTATACAACTGACCTACGTAGCCAGTGTTATTTAGCTGATAAAGGTTGGTTGTGTCCGTTGTGGTGAAGTTGCTAGGTAAAACACTTTTCCCGTCATATTGGGCTAAATAAGGCTCTATAAATAACAGGTCAGTAGTTGTGTTGCAATAACTTGTTTCGTATGTACTCATTTTTTATTCCTTTTAAATTTTAAATAATCGGCAGCTTCGTAAGGATTAAAGAATGTCGTTATCAGTCTATTGTCATTGTCATTGTATTTCGGATCTATAATTGTGACTGGAGCATTAAATATATTTTTATCATCTAATCCTAATTTATTAGCATACTCATCCATGTTTTTAAATGAAGCTACTTGTATTGCGTGGCTGATTAATCCACTAGCTGGATCTTTTAGAACCTGATAACCTGAAACGTGAGTATGCCCTGCTGTTAAAATATGGTCACGCCACCCAGTTTGAACCGCTCTGCTGATAGCGTGAGCAGTGTTCCACATTGAGTTGCCTTTGAATTGATGCCTTGCGTTTATCCTGATATGTTTTCCGTTTGGAAATTTTAAATTCATCCTAGCACCGTGTTGCTTGTAAACTGCTTTTTTATCTCGCATAATAAATTCTAACGGATCACCGTCTCCGCTCCAAACATCGTGATTACCAGCTATCAAGTATAGCCAATCAACGCTGTTTAAAAAATGCTCTGAAATCATCCAGGATTCTTTTGCGGTTGTAGATTGTTGTCCGTGTAAATAAGTTAATCTACCCACCCAATTATTTTGCACATCTCCCAGGTTACCAGCAAACAACCCCTCTGTTTCCCTGATTAAATCACATAAAGCATAAATTTCTGCTAGGTTGGTTCCATCATCATCTACGTGAGGATCCCCAAAATGGCAGATACCTATTGGACCTTTAACATTTACATTAACATTAATTAATTCTCTTTGTTTAAAAGCTTCATATTTTTTAGTGTATCGTTTATTACGGTATGCAATAATATCATCTACATTCATTTCTTCAATAGGTAAATCCTGAACGCTAAAATCACTTTGTTGTATTATGGTTGGCTTCAAAGTTTTATACCCACAATCTTTTTCTGAACACATCCACCTTTGCCTTTTACGATTGTTTTTCCAATATTGCCACCCGTCTTTCCTAATGTTTTCTGAGTTGCACTTGGGGCATCCAACGAGATTGCCCTCGGCATCTTTTGCGGGTTGCTTTGTAACTCCATTTGGTTGTTTTGGCATGTAAAATTCTCCATAATTTATTCCATTATTTCAAAATGAAGTAAGTCGTCAAATCCATTGTCTTTTGTAGTTCTCACTTCTTTGCCCATCATAACTTTTTTATCAAGACTAGGAGACGACCAATCACCGCCCCACCTTAAGTTTACTCCCATTACGGCAGCAACACCCAAGACGAATCCACCGAGGTAGTGCCAGTCATCTCTATTGTCCCAGTCTATTTTTTTGGTTTGAAAGTTATAGGGAGCGATGTCAACCGCCAACCCTTGCACATGTTTACCAAACTTAGTTTTAGACTTTCCTTGTGCCAACAATTCATTTTGCCTTTCTTGAGAACGTAATCCTTCTATTACTGTAATGTCAAAATATTTTACAACTTTTTGCAACACAGAAATTAACCTAGGATCAACGCCTTTCAGCCTCGACATACTTCTTTTACCAAGCTTGGGCATTTAGAACTTCCAAACCATTTTAATTGCTTGTGACAAAACATCCATACATTCTTTAGCAATTTTCTGCTCTTCTTCTTTGGTAACTTTACCATCTTTTTTAGCCGCATGGTATGTTTCTGCCACTTCTTTTATTTCTCTAATTATCATTCTCCACTTAGTACCAACCATTGTAAGCATACCGCCTAAAATGATTGCTATTAAATACGCTGCATTTTCCCAGTTTAACCACTCCATTATTTTTTCTCCTTTAAGGTTTGTTTAATTTCTGCAATATCTTGCATTATTATGTCAAGTTTATATGTTATTAAATTTCTATCAGCGTCGACTTCTCTTTTGTCTACCTTTAACTCCATTTCTTTTCTTATTATATCTATGTCATATTGCATAAAACCAAAAGCGAGTATAACAGAGCAAACAATAGTCGCTATCGCTACAATGTTTTCTAAAGAAATATTAGTATTTAACTTCACGCTTGTTTACCATTTACCCTGGATAAAGAACCTTTTATTTCAGACACTTGATTATCTAAATCATTTATTTCTTTAGTTAATGAATCGAATTTCCTGTCTAGTTTATCATCTGATTTATTCCACCTGTTAATCAATTTAATTATCATCCCTTCCATATTTTCTAATGTTTCAGATTGACCTTTATTTTCTATTTTTAGATTCTGCAAAGCTTCTTCCTGTTGCTGTCCTCTTCTGTTCATAGAGAAGACCATATAAACTAATAAAGCCCCTACGACACCTATCATACCCGCTTCTGAGTAAACCGCTAGAAAATCCATTATTCTTCTTCATCCTTTTCCTTTTTACATTTTTGACAAATAGCTCCATACATAATGCTCACACTTTTACCGCATTTTATACATCTATAAGGTATAGGCATTATTTTCTTTTCCTTTTTTTCTTCCCCCAGCTTAATGGGTTTAAGTTTAATTCTTTTTGGTACCAGTCTAATTGCTCTTCCATTTGTGATATTTTTATTTCTTCTTCTGCTATATGTTTGTTGACAAGTTCTTGAATTTCGGTATCAGATAATTCCACTCTTCGCTCAAGTTCTCCAATTCTATTTTCAATCTGTAAGTACGAATAGACAAGTCCAGCCACAAGTACAAGTACCTGCCCAGCCCATTTAAGATTAATGCTAACGACAGTATTGTCGCCAACGACAGTTGCTCGATAACTCCTTGCCGTTTTAGGTTTACTTGCCTCACTCATTACACCTCGGTTGCAATTCCATTTACTAAAGTATGTTTTCCGACTTCTAGTTTTTGAATATCATCTTGAGATTCTTTTAAAAAAGCGGATTGGGCAGTAATCCAAGAATCAGTTCTTTTAACTACCGCCCCATCACTTACTACAATATACGATTTGTTCTGTGCATCAAAAGAAATTGTTTCATCACTGAATTTGTATATTACATTTTCTTTAGTTCTAGGTTTAAAAATATAAACCTTATTACCTTTTGCACATTTACGAACAAGCATTATGCCTCTGCTTCAGATTCCTCTGGTTCAGATTCTAACGATTCTTGCAGCCGCTTGATAAACGCTTCCTTCCCAACAGTTAGTTGGTCTAGATTAAATGCAGTGCCATTAATTTTATTTTCTAAGTCTGCAATATGATTTACCATTGTTTTTTGCTCATCCGTTAGGTCATCCATTAGGTACTCTTTATCAAATAGATTTAACTTCTGAGGCTCTTTTTTTTCTTTTTTAGCCATTAGTTTCTCCTATGGTTATTGTTTAAAGTGCTTTTAAATCTTTTTCTAGTTCTTCCCAATCAGCTTGTTCTGCTTTTGCTTCAGATGCTCTATCTTTACATTCCTGTATTCGATTAGCAACATCGCTTAGATTGTAAGACT